TTCCTGCAACGCTGAATGGTTGGCATGGGAATCCTCCAGTAATGACATCTGCTTCGAATTCTGTTCCTTTGACATTTTTTATATCCTCCTCGATTGGTATATCAGGAAAGTTTTTTCGTAAAACTTTCTGACAATATTTATCAAACTCTACAAACTTTATAGTATCAAATATACCAGTGGAATGAAGGCCTAAACTAAAACCTCCTATACCACTAAATAAATCTAACACCTTAAGTTTATTGTTCAATTTGATCTCGCATTTTAAGAAATTTTAATTTGGCTATTTTTAACATACGATCAAATAATTTTTCAGATTTGATAGTATGTATTTTATTTCTTAACTCACCATTAACATATAAGGTGACATTGTTTTTAGCTAGATCTAATTCTATGGTAAAAAATTCTTTACCCTTTATTTTTTTTGGATCCATCTGAACCACCATTTAATAATTTCATTCTAAAAGCAGCTACTGGAATTTTCTTTTTTCTAGCTTGATGATCTACATAATCACTTAATATTTTTGAGATCATTGCACCTGGAGCTCTAAACTTTTCTTTACATAACCCCTTAAGTAAATCATAATCAGTTTTTTTAATTGCAACAGATTTCCATTTATTGATGTCCATTGTTTTCCTCCTTAACTAAATCTTTCCAACTTGGTTCTTTTACTTCCATGTCTTTAGTTAATACTAATGGTTCCTTAAAATCATAATTAACAACAAGTCCCAGAGCTGTTTTCAACCTTTTATTTTCTTCTGTAAGCTTTCTTATATTTTCTTGAAGATCATCAATATTTTTAAATAATTTATCTTTTGCTTCTTCAAGTTTTTCAAGAGCATTTAAAACACCTTCTGGTTGCTCACCCAGTGGTGGATGTATCTCATTTGTCATTTTTATCCTCTTCTGTTGGTTTATTTAAGCGACACTCTAATTCATCTTCGACTAAAATTGTCGCAATTGTTTTATTAAATGGATAATGTTTTCTGCCTATACCATCTATAAAATGTGTGTTGGCTATAGCATCAATGTACATATCCATGTGTAGGGAATCCTCTATTGGGCTACCATCGAAATCATTAGATGGAAGCAAGGCTAATTGTTCATCTACTTCAGTCATGATACTATCCAATATAAGACTTTTACTTTTTTTACTTTTTTGCATAAGATCTTAATTAAATGGGATAAAGACATAAGTCAAACAAATTATGAAATATTTTTTAACAATTACATTATGCTCATTATTAGATGGAACTTGTGTCGGACCACATGTATTTCCTACAGCTTACCCTAATTTATATAGCTGCCAAATCGATGGATATGAGAAATCTGTTGATAAAATTAAAGAAATAGGTATGGAGGATGTAAATCAATATAAAATATACACTAAATTTTCTTGCAGATTATTAAGTGAAACATGATTATAAAATTTATATTATTGACTACAATTTGTTGGAATTTTCCAGATAGTGGAACACAATGTACACAATATCTTGATATGAATATATTTGATGCAACTAAATGTAGAGAAGAAGCAAACTCAATAGGAAACTCATATAAACAAAAAATCATCGAATTAGGGGGCTCTATGGAGCTATATCAGGCACAATGTATGGCAATTGATGAAGATGGGTATAATATTGACCACAGCTTTAATATATCCTATACTATCTTATGAAGGCTTATCGTATCATAGCTTATCAAAACAATATGCGTGTAGACCATGTAGTCGAAGCAGAAAATGATAAAGCAGCTTTACTTAAGTTTTCAAATAAAGTGAGCCAAGGAGAGTGTGAAATCACTGAAGATGGTTTTACTGGAAACTCTAAAGTTCACATAACTTATGAGGAACTAAAATGAGTCCTGAAAAAATAAAGTTGTTGAAAGAACTTCAAGAACTAGAAAACAAGTGGTCAACTGGTCTTTTGACAAATGGCATTTGCACAGTTGAGATGCTAAAGACAGAAAGAGATATTAGATCAAAAAGAAATGAGATCAAATATCAAGACGTACAAGAAAACTTACAAATAGCTGGTTAAGTTTTACTTGTTTTAAGAAAATTGAATTTTTCTCCTAGGCTTTTTTTCGGCAAAATAAACTCATAGTGATTTATAATTTTTAAAAGTTTTTCTCTTTTACTACTGCTGTATGGTATAAAAAGTTTAGCTAGTTTATAAGCTTTTCTGTGTGAGCATCTCCAACGCCATTGATTTTTTTTATTTAAAGAACCTTTTGCAATTCCCTTAAAATGAATTGTACCTACTTTAACAATGTCATAAAAATTTTTTATACAATTTAAATCAGTCATTGCTATTTCCATACCTACATTCCATTTTTTATAAATTTTTCCATTTGGATTTTTACAATTGTATCTTTTGTAATTTATATACCCTTCTCCATCAAAAAGTCCAGCAGCATATCCAATCAAATCATTATTATCATGAGGTAAATTTTTATTTTGCATCTCCCCAACTTTCTCCTAATCCACTTTCAACAACAGAAGGAACTTTAAATTCTATTGCATTTTCCATAATACTTTTTATTTCATTAGCATGGTTTTCATCTTTTATATTAAAACAAAGTTCATCATGTATCTGTAACATAGGTAGATGACCCTTGTTATAACAATCTAACATAGCTTGTTTAGTTTGATCTGCAGATGATCCCTGAATAAGTCTGTTTAATGCCTTGTATGTATATGCTCTTTTAATATTATCCTTACCATATTTGGCCACAGCATCGTCAAATTTTTCTGCAACATGAAGGCCAAAGTCTTTTGTTTCCCACATATCAAATCTACACTTTCTTCCTTTTTTAGTTCTTATTACACCTTTTTCATCTGCTGCAAACTTACATCGATCAGATAATTTTTTTACAAAAGGAACTTTACGATTATATTTAATTATTAATTCATCTGCTTCATCTTTACTTACTCCTAATGACAAAGCTAATTTACCCTTACCCATACCATACATTAAACCTAATCCTATTGTTTTAGCTTGTGATCTTTCAATACCTACTAAGTCAGCAACTGTTTGATGAAAATCTGCACTAGAATTTTGGTAAGCTTGTACTAATTCATTTGAACCTTCATACCCATCACCGATTGATGCAGCATAATGGACAGTCATTCGTGGCTCTTGTTGTGAATAATCAAAACTACCCCACTTATAGCCATCTTCAGGTATAAACAAACTCCTTATTTTTGGACCAAAGTCTTTATTTCTAGCTGGTATTTGTTGTAGATTAGGATTACTCATACTTAATCTACCAGATACTGTGCCTCCAGTGTCTGACCTTAATTGTTGTATTTCTCCGTGTATTCTTCCCTTAATTTGATATTTCATAATAGAGGATAGAAAAGTTCCATGAAATTTATTAACTTCTCTTGCTTGTACAATTAGTTGTGCTATTTTATTTTTATTATTACTTAACCAATTTTGTGTAAAGGAAGGCTCTTTTGTTTTTTCGGTGCGTGGATAATCTAGTTTCATTTTGTCAAAAGCTTTGGCAATCTGGCGTGATGCCCAAATGTCTACTTCTATTCCTGATTCTTTTTTTATGGCCAGTAGTATTTCTTTCTCTTGGAGTATCATTTCTTTTTGTAATGCTTCAGCTTTTTCCACTTGGACTCGTATACCTCTTTGGCGCATTTTAATTAACACTGGTAATAAGTTAGATTCTAGTTCCCATATTGTTGTTAAACTTTGTGTTTTAATTTCTTGTTTAAATCTTTGCCATAATTTTAAAGTAAGTGCTGCATCTTGTTCTGCATAATATCCAACATGTTCTGCAGGCAGTTTCCACATCTCTGCTTTTGGATCTATGCCATGTGCAGCAGCAGCTTCTCTTAATTCTGTTTCAGCTTTTATCTCTCCTAAATAATCTACTGATAGAGAGTTTAATGAATAAGAAAACCTATTTTCATCTATCAGAGCTGCAGCTATCATCGTATCTACAATAGGTCCGTGAACCTTGATTCCTGATGCTTCTAACCAACCCACATCGTATTGTGCGTTATGAAAAATTTTAGTGCATGGTAAACTACAAATTTGTTTCATGTAAGCCTTAACTTGTTCTGGTATCATATTGCCACCACCTAAATGACCAAATGGAAAGTAACCTTGCCAACCATCTACAGCTACAGCAAAACCTACAATTTTACCTTTACCTATAGCCCAACCTGCACCAAGTCTTTCATTTATACCATCGTCTTTTGTCTCAAGATCAATAGCAATTTCTTTAGCATCAGATAGATCTTTATACTCACTGGGAGTGTTCCACATTGTTTTTTTAAAAGTCAGTGTTAATTGTAATCCGTTACTCATGATTTATTAAATGCCTTACAATTGTAGTATATGGATTTATGTCTAAATCTTTTGCGCACCCTGATAGGGTCATAACAATACCAATTATAAATATAAAACGAATCATATTTCATTTATTTCTAAATATTACTATCATCAAAGGTTTAACATATCCAATCTTTTTAGGATCATCTTCAGTGCCATCATCATGTCCAAATCTAAAACCTCGTACAGGTTTTTTTAAAAATCTTATCTCACAATTAGGATTATGGTAAATATGATCATGAAAATATTTAGTATGTGTAGCAGCAGGTAATAAAAAAACTCCAATAAAATTTTTTGTATGATAAGCCTTCTCTACAAACTTTGGTATTTTACTATCAAATAAAGGATGTATGTAGGCCACTTCACCTGACCAATCTTTAGTCAAACAATCATCCTCAATGGTATAATATCTAGGTAACAAGTGATTGTCATGTGATGCGCAGCAATCAATGGTGAAATTAAATTCTTCAATCAAATTTTGCCAAATATCTTTAGGTGTCCTTAAGTATTTCATTATTTTAGAACATTGAAAACTTAAATTTGTTTTTATGTATTTGTGTTCTTTGTTTTGTACCATGATATATCTCGACCATTATCAACACACCACTGATAATGATTCTTTAATATTATTGAAAGTCTTATTTTATTTTCAGCTGTCATCTTTTAAATGTTGTATTTCTAAATCACAATAGTGTTTTATTTTATTTAAATCTTCTATTGATTTACCCTTAGTCAAATATCTACAAACATATTTTATAACATTTGCTTGAAAAGGATTAAGGCCATTCTTTCTTATAAAAGTCCACGGTTGAATAAAAAATTTTTTATAATGAGATCCCCCAACTTGCTTATCATCTGGAAAAGTTTCATCAAATAAATCTTTATTTGTCATTTTTTTCTTGTACATAAATTAAATAATCCGCACCTATTGGGTAGTTAAACTTATAGTCGGTTCTTAACAAATGTAAAGTTTTTCTTGCTCTAGTTGCACCAGTATACCAAACTCTTCTTTCATCGCTTTTTTCTTGTTTAGATTTATGAGAATAGTCAGACGGAAAGTTACCTTTGCTATATAATACAACATGGTTAGCTTCTCCACCTTTAACTGAATGTATAGTATCTATAGTAATTAGTGGATCCTTATCTAATTCTTTTTGGCCATATCTTCTGAGTAATCTAATAAAATGTCTAACTTGTCTTGGTTTGAAATTTCTTCTTAAAATCCAATACCAAGGTTTTTTAGAATCCTCATCTTTTAATTCTAGACCACACCATTCCTTTAAATCAGTAAAATTATATTGTTTAAAATCTGGCTCAGCTCTCCAAAATTTATCTAATCTAAAATTAGGATCTGCAAGTTCTCTAATAAATTTATACATATTTCTAGCTTGCTTTTTATCTATCTTTTTTTTATTTGTAATTGCAGTCCAAGCTTTAATAGCTTCCCATTGTTTTTCATCAAAGCATTTATTATCTCTATTATCTTTGTAATATAATCCTGCATCCTTAGCTAACATTCTAAGTTCATTTACTGTTTCAGTTATTCTACCAAGTATGTACCAATCTTCTTTTAAATTTTCAAAAGGGATTTCTTTAAAGGATAAATAGCTTTTAACATAACCGGTGCTTTTACCTGGAAGATATTCTTTTTCCTCACTATCTCTGATACCTCTTCTTATAACTTGTGAAAATTTATAAATGGCTTCCCCAAATCTTTGTGTTTTTCTTAATTTAACTTTTCGACCTGGAAAAAATTTTGTAAAATATTTTGGATCTGCACCATTCCATTTATATATACCTTGATCATCATCTCCTGCTAAATAAATTCTTTCTGATTTCATAGCCATTTTATAGATAACAGACCATTGCAAGGGAGTGCAATCTTGAGCTTCATCTAATATCAAAACTTTAAGTCGAGGAAAATCTACCTCCTTAATAGTTCTCTCAATCATGTCATCAAAGTCAATGAAAGATCTTTCGCCTCCTCCTTGTTTGTAATGTTCATAAGTAGATATTTTTCTGTTGAAAACTGTAAGTGAATCTCTTTTGTAAGACTCTCTTTTGTAAACTTCTTCAGGATCCATTAACAAATTTCTAGCTTTACTATAAATACCAAGCGACCAATCTTTAAATGTAAATGTATCGTCTGCTAATCTTTTGTCAGAGGTCTTTATGATTTTAGTTTGTAAAGCAAAATCTATTGCACAATGTTTAGGATCAAATACTTCTTCTTGAAAATATCTTCGACAATAAGTATGCAATGTTTTAAATCTAAGAAAATCTTCTGATGAATAATTAGGAAAAGAATCCATAGCTCTTTTTACAGCTGTGTTCACAGCTTTATTAGTAAATGATAAATATGCAATATCAGATGGCTGCACCCCTCTTCTTAAATAATTTTTAAGAACTCTTTCTATTAGTGTGTAAGTTTTGCCAGTGCCAGGTGGACCAAAGATCTTTATAGTTTTTCTATATAAATCTTCTAGAATTTTAAGTTCTGAATTTTCCTGTGTGGAATTCATCATCCATTTCCGATGGTTCGTTTTTCTTTTTAGTTGGCTCAGGGGCAGTTGGTTTATAGTCTACAAATTTAGGCATGGTAACGTACCATACATTTTTTTCACCACTACCTGGATGATAATCTAATCGTTCACATCCTAAGAGATTAAATGCTTCATTAGCTGATCTAAACACTTTATTCTTACCTAAAAAATTTTCAAATGTTATTCTTTTAAAATAACAGATATTTGTTTCAGAGTCTAACACCACATAATTATCTTTTAATTTTTTAAAGTCATCCTCTTCAATATGATTTTCAAAAAATTTTTTAAGAAAACTATATCTTTGTTCACCTATATTATCTTCAAACTTCATTTGTTCATTCTCTACAGCTTTCTTAACAATAGTAGACATTAACATTTCAAACGGGGAAGGACCCGATCTAGGCTTAGGAAGTGTCATCCAAAATATACCATATTTTAATAATTTAACTCGAAAAGATTTCTCATCCTTCATGTCTTCTGGATTCACTACAATTTTTTCACCCTGAAAATTAAATGTAAATTCAATAGTAGTAGGAGTTCTAATAAAAGTTATTTCATCAAAATCATCTATTAAATCTGGTACTTGGCTACCAATACCAAGCTTTCTAAATTTACATTTTTCCTTATCACATAAAGGTGTGTTGCATCTAAGATTGTAATTTTTTTTACTTACTGAATTAGCTACTGTGTTTATTACCTCACGTTCATCTAATGGAGTAGTAAAAATTTCTTTATTCCTTTCTAATAAAATATTTGTTATTTCTTTTTTAGATAAATTACCATCAGTCTTTTTCATTTCTAAAACACCAATATTAAATAATAAATCATTTCTATGATTGCCAGACCATTTTTCC